TCGGTGATACTAGAAACACCAATATTAATATTTCTTACCCGATTAGAAAGATATCTTGCCATTTTAGTTAAGTGTCTCCAAGATAGAAATTACTGCTTCTAATGTAGTTGCCTCTCCAGTTAACACCAACTGATCACCAGATTGTAAAAATAACTTACCTCCTATTAAATTTGCAGAATCTTTGCTGCTAATTGGAAAATCTGTTACAATACTTGTATCTGAAGAACTTCTTCTATGCTCTAATGTGATTTTAAGTGTTCCTGTAGTAGGATTTGATATATTTGCTAGCAATACAATACCAGTGTAACCAGTAGGAGTTGTGTACACAACTGATGCTGAAGTAGAAACTGATGGTGTAATTGTTCTGTATACGTTTAATTTTAATGCCATGGATTAACCTCCTAGTGCGATGATATATGGTGTTACTTGAGAAAATAAACTTTGTGAATATGATTGACCAGAAATTCGACCCAGAGCTTGATCTATAACTACTCCATCACCAATTTTAAAGTTTCCAGATTCATTGGTACTTGTAAATATAACTAATCCACCATTTTGACTGATGGTTTCATTTTCCGGAATTGGAACTCCCCCAGTTTGTGGAAGAGCAGTGAGAATGTCAGTACCTGATCCTATATATTGAAATGAATGACTTGATGCTAAAAGTCTACTTTGTTTGTAAAACTTAGCAACAGTACTAGTGGTTAATGCAATAGGAACTTCATTTGCAAACGTGATATCATATACATCTGTAGATGACTCAATTGTTGACTCTACAATGAAATATGAAGGAACTAATTCCACAGTTGCTGTTGCCGTAGTTCCAGAAGTTGGTGGATCAATTGTTGGGTTTGATATTGTAGATCCATAACCTCTACCACTAGAAGTAACAATAATTCCGGTCACTACCCCAGTACTAGATACTTCTGCAATTCCTTCAGCTTGAATGCCCCAACTTTCTGGAGAACTTGCAAGTGTTACTGTAGGAGGACTGTTTTGATTATACCCACTGCCACCATTAGTAACATTAATTCTTACAACTTCATAATACAAAGTATCAAAGAAAACTACTTGACCAGAAAATGGACGAACTGCTTCTATCTCGGCAGTTCCTCCAGAAACATATGTATGAGCAATTGTAGATTTTCCCACATTTACTATAAATTGTGTATCAGATGGTGTAGATTCAACTTTGAAGACGTATCCATAATTACCTGATGGGAACACAGCGTTTGCAGTACACTCTACTGCATCTGCATCAGCACTTACAAATAAATGATCATATTGATTTCCGGAAGGAGATGCACCAACATTGACTGTAATTGTGTTGTCTGTAAACGCACTAATGCTTAAAGATACGTTGTATGCAGGGTCAGTTGTACGTGGATACTTGTGCTCAGTTGCATGATTATCAGCATCACATGTAAAGGTAAATGACTCAGTTGCAAGACTAACGCTATTAGCAGTAGTTAAACCATGAGCATTAATAGTAATTACCAAAAGACCTGATGTTGCATCATAGGTAGCATCGGACGGTTGGTATGTCTTGGTGCAATTGAACGTTAAATTTTCAATTCTTGCATCCATTCCATTCTCAAATTCATGATCTGTTGATGTGGTGACAGTCAATACTCCAGTAGTATTTGAATAAGTTGCTGCGGAAACATTTTTCTGAGTAGTTGCAATATTTACTCTAATTGTATCATCTCCAGCACTTGATGCTTGTGATACTGTGCCCGTATATTTTTCAGGACCTACTCCTGTGGCAATTAAACCTTTGTTTCCAAAAGATGAATTTGAGTTTGTTAAATCACAACATCCGCCGCTCACACACTCAACCGCAATATCATTGCAAACAGTAAACATAGAAACTAATTGAGCATATCCTTCATTTGAAATTTTACATCCAATTCCATTTGAATTAAATTGTGTAAAACTATCAACCACCATTGATTTAATGTTTCCGATAGCATCATCACCATCAATATCGAGACCGGTAGATCCTTCAATAAAATTAGTACAATTTTGAATGTATGGTGACCGATCTATAAACGGAGGGTCGTTAGGATTAAATGAAATTATATTACCACTATTAGAAGATGAAGAATTGAAAGATAAATCAGAAATATAACAACCGTTGTTTACATAGATAAAATCTGTATTTCCATTTTGTGGTTTAAGTGTAACTTCTCTTAAACTACTACCAACAATTGATGTTTGTGCTGGCATGATCAGTGGGTTATCTTCTGTATATTCTCCTGGATAAACTCTAATTACTGTGTCTGGTGTTGCTACTGATAATGCAGATTTGATTGTAGTTTTTGCTGTTCTTAACGAAGCGCCGGTATTTGTGTCATCTCCATCTTTACTTACATATATGACATTACTTTCTGCAGAAAGTTTTAGTTGCGGCACCCAATCGTAAGATGAACCTGTCCAACTTAAAACATCATTGGGATTTGCGAGGTATAGGTTTAGGTGATCATCAACGTCTTGATTTTCATATGCTCCTGGAATTGTTGGCTTATTAAGGATGAACGCATCACCTGTTGTTGCATTCCAATCAGCCCTAACGTTTACTTCAGCACCATTCTCAATAGTATCTAACTTAGTACCATCAGCACCAATATCACGACCATCGACATTTCCAGTAACTGTAATGTCACCACCAACATCAATACCTGCTGTGAAGTCGTGGTTTCCAGTGGATGTAATTGGTCCATCAGGTGAAACTGAAACTGAAGCAGTTCCATTTGAAATAGTTGTTTCATCAATATTAACTGCTGTTTCAGAAGCACTTGTAATCAATCCTTTAGCATCAACTGTAAAAGTGGGAATAGCAGTAATAGAACCATAACTGGCAGCAGTAACACCACTATTTGCAAGAGTTAGTGCAATATCAGCATCTCCACTACCATTAAATGATGCACTACCAGTACCAGCACCAGAGATTGAAAGAGTTCTAGAAGTTGCTAAAGTTGTTGCGGTATCAGCATTACCGGTTAAAGATGCCGTAATCGTTCCAGCTACAAAGTTGCCAGAACTGTCCCGAGAAACAATTGCGCTTGCTGTATTTGCATCTGTTGCAGTAGTTGCGCTGTTTTCAACTTTCCCACTTGTCGAAATAGTGGCTAACTTTGTGTCATCAATAGCCGCTGCCGAATTTACATTCACATTTAAGATTGCGCCGTCCTCAATCTTGACGCTAGTAACTGCGCTGTTAGCAATGTAATCCGTTGTAAGTGCAGTGCCGTTCCAAACGCCAGTATCGATCGTTCCAACGCTGGTAAGGTTAGAACTAATAACAGTACTACCCAAACTGGTTGTGTCTAGAACTTTCGTTCCATTAATCTGATATTCCCCGGTGGTGGTAATGTTGCCGGCAACAGAAAGATTATCAATAGTAACTCCACCGGTCAATATATTGTAAGTATCTTGACCAATCTCATTTATTTTCACCCTTTGAATTTCAAAGGTGTCAGTTTTAAGTACGATTTTTTGAGTCGCCATTTCTTATTAATTCTTTCAAAAGACCTTTTATTGCAGAAAGTTCATTCTTCAATGTATTTATGTCTTCTAGAGCAGCATTGAGATTTTTCTGCTTGCGTCTAGCTTCAATTGCTGAATGGTCGTTGTTCAAAATAGCACCTGTAGTTTTATCTCGAACAAGACCATCATGTCCTTTAACTTTAATATAACCCATACGAGGAAATTAGAATGCAGCAACTGCACGAATATCTTGAATCTTCGGAACATATGCAGGATCATTTCCTTTCATAACAATTTTAATTGCAAATGACGAGAACTCTGGGAGATCTGCTACGCTGTAAGTAATATCCTGATAAGATTCTTGCTTCTCAATTATACTCGAAATGCTATTTTCAGGAGTAGCAATTTCTAGAGAATCAGGTTGACCGGTGCCATTGAAGTATTCCCAATCAATATCCTCAAAGTTTTCATTGCTAGATGCTTTTTTGAATTTGTATAAAACTTCGATATCAGAAAGATCTCTGGCATTTAAAGTTAAATGTATATCAATCGCAGTAGCTGGATTTGTGATAGAAACTTCTTTTGTAATATACTTAGCAACAGAAGAACTATTCTTAGAAGTAAGTTCAGAAACAAATTCAGAACCATTGCTATATGTCATAGTGCCAACTTCCAAGAAGAAGGCTTCATCAGCAGGTTGGTTCGGATATGATACAATATCACCTACACGGAAAATATCAGAAACTTGATCAACTAACTGTGCTTTTCTAGCATATGCATCACTATCTCGAATCCTTCCATTAAAATCTCCGGCAATAGGTTGAGTGTCAGTTCTTAATGTCAATTCTTGTGTTCTATCATTCCAAATTACTGCTTTACCAGTAATAACATTATCATAAGTTTCTGTTGGTGTAGATGGATTTCTTGCCGTAATTGTAGAAGCATCAGGAATTTCCTGGAAGTTTTGAATTGGATTTGTATCGACAATTGCCAATGGAACTTCTACTCCATTTACAGTTTCAACCAAAGTTGGTTGATTGCCTAAAGTAATTCTTTCTCCTTTCTGGAAGAACTGTGAAGTCTTAAGTTTTACCCAAACTGTAGATCCAAACTTTTGCAATCTTACCAACTGCTTTAGAGTTATATCCCTCAATTGCTTGATCATTCTGAACAGTCACTCCAGTGATATTGGAAATATTAAATGAGTAGATGGGATAAAATTCAATGATTTGATCTTTTCTTCCATAGCGATCCTCTTGTCCATATGCTTTATCTATCCTATTAGTGGATGTTTTTACACTAGAAGTTGATAGATCCACAACAGGAGAAAGGTGTGATACTGTAGAGGATAGTTGTAATTTATAGGACAGAGAATTGGTTAGATTATTTAATATTTCATTAATATTTGAAGAAATGAATTTTTGATTAGCGAAGTAATGAGGTTCATTCAAGAAAGTTTTTTCGTAATCAGATTGATCATATGAATCATAATTAATTTTGGAAGCATCTACTGCAATAACATTTGTAGTTTTTACCATAGATTCTATCTTAGTTCCCGTAAAAGATAGATATTGCATCTGTGGATATAAAGTTTCATATTTTCTGTTATAAGAAGAATAAACTTTATCTCCACCACCTATAATATTGCCAGAAGCAGCAATAGATGATGTAATGTCATACGTATCAACTCCGCTATTAGAAATCTGGAACAACGTGTTATTTAAAACATCTGATGTTATACCACCAGTTTCTAGTGCTGTTCTATAGAAAACATAAGAATCTCCAAGAGTTTCAAATCCGTGATCTCTGTGATTAACACGTACAATACTGTTATTGTTTCTAAACAACAACGAAGTTGCATTCGTGTTTGCTGTAGCACTGGTTTGGAATGGATTCTTCTGTAGAAGTTCATATCCCAAATCTTCATTTGTAAGAATTAACTCTGCAGTTCTTGTAATATCAAACTCTGCTCTATACATTTTGAACTTGATATCTTCATAATTATCTTCTGTCCAATTCTCAGTATTCTGAGATCTATAAACAGAACCAAGTGAAGGTTGTGTAGTGATAACTGTGCTTGTAGCAATATCTGTTTCACCAAGTCGCGACACCCATAGTTCGTAATCAGTTGAATCTGTTTCAACAGCAAGAGCATATTCTGTATCATTCTGTAGATATACAGGATAATCAAAAGCAAAGTGTGTTGGTATTGTGGAGTCTGTGATCTCTTCAGAATCAATTGCTACACCCATTCTAACTGCTGGGGTGTTAATCTCTATCTCTGTCTCAATAACACACCCTCCAGCGCCATTTCCGACGCCTCTGACGACTACTGATGGTGGTTCTGTATATCCAAAACCAGGTAGAGAAATTTCTGTGTTGTAAATTTTACCACCAGAAACTTCTACTCGTGCAGTTGCAACCGATCCACCAGAAAGTTGTGGACTTTCAATTGTGATAATTGCGCTATCATAATTTAATCCGGGATTCAAGATTTTAACAGCAGAAACTTTTCCGCTATCTTTTGCAATAGTTAATACCGAATTTGTTCCTTGTGTGTTATTTGATAAGATTACTGATGGTATAATCAAACTTTCATTTTGATTGAAAGAACGACCATTATGGTTATCTAGAACCATGGTGTAAACTTGTTCATTTGTTAGTAGATATCTTCCTGAAGACGAAGGAACTAGATCAACACCATTTTTGTCAATGATTTTAGAAAGAGGACCACTTGCGGCAGAAGTCGAACCAGTAATTGATTCTCCTTGAGTCAAGTAAACATTTCCGTTAGTGAAAATCTTAAGGAAAGTAAATGGAGATATAACTTTTTCTGTGCCAGGAATAATATTTTTTCCTGGTTTATCAGAATCGACATTAGTAAGATAAACTTTGATTGGAATTCTATTACTCTTATTACTAAAGAATAAATCAACACCAGTGGTAAATACTCCACCATCATAGTTCTCAACTTTGAAAGTTTGTGCTAATGGATTAGGACGAACTGGATTATCAGTATTGCTATCTACAAACTGCACACCTTCATTTGCTTTAAAGAAAGATGGTTTTGTTGAAACAATTGTTCCTGGATTTTCTGGCAAAATACCAGTTGCATAATACTTAACTTCTGCGTAAGTATCTACAGTAGATTTGTCTTCGTCTGTGGAACTAGATGTAAATCTAAATGTTTTGATACCAGCTGCAATTTTTACTTCTTCTCCAGAAGAATCATATGAAATAGTATCTACATCTCCCGTCCAAGTTGTATTTTCTTCTGGTGGAAGTCCAGCAGGAATAATAATGATACCGCTAGCATTTCCATCATCATCTGTAGTTACTGGTCCATTAAAAGCAGACGGTGAATTACCAGCAACCCCAGTAAATCTGAGATCTGGATTTACCCAACGACTAATGTTTCTACCTTCTAAAAAGACAGAAATAGTTGTATTTGGTTTTAGTCTTTTAACAACAAACTTAACTGGAATACTTCTAGCAAAAAATTGTAGAGCAGAAGATACAGCATTTCCTCTTACAGTTTTAGTTTGAACCCCTTTTGCAACATCGTTATTTTTTGGACTGATGTTTGAAGAGCTAGCAGTAGATGCTAGTTTTACTTTTGACTGAGCATCCTGACTATTAACATTGCCAAGAGAATTAATTGAAGAGAATGATGGTGATGAACCAACCCAGTTAATTACAAAAGAATTATACAAACTAGAAAAACTTTCTTTTACATTTTCTTTGGATAAGAAAATCTTGTATAGATCAGTATTAGTATCTACAATTAGTGGTTCTTCTGTGGTATCATACCATTGATCGATACTTGGAGAGAGCACAGAATCTCCAACATACTGAAGAACAACAAATGGATTTGGATTAAGAGTCTTTGATGCAAAACTATTACCGATAAATTCTAAACTAGAATATGGTAAAGTAACTACATTTCCAGATTTTTTATATCCAGAAACAACTCTTTGATCTTCTCTGGTATTTACTTCCTTGAGTATAAAAGAATCTTCTTTTGATTGTGGGCGCAAGACTGCTTGCTGAGAATCAATGGAACACTGGTAATCTAAAGAAGTTAAATTGCCAGTTCTATGCGATTCAAAATTGTCTACCAAGAAACCAGATTTAAATCTGTCAAATCCAATTTCATCCTTAACTTGCATATTAAGAGCTTGTTGCTCAAGAACACTAAGAGTGGTATAATACTCAAGTCTCTCAATACGCTTCTCCAATTTACCAATATCGCGCATTGTATAACGGCGATTATCAACTGGAGTAATTCTTACATCTTTACTATTTTGTGTAAACGCAGGAATGTATGCATAGAAAAGAGGAATTGCATCATCGATAAGATCTGGTTTGGATGGATTGAGTGAGGAATTTCCTTCCTTAACAATAAATTTACCATTCTTATTGAGGAATACACCATCAATTCTATCAAGATATTGTACTTGACTGAACGATAAAGTATATTCTAAATTGGTATCAGATGCGGGACTTGATGCAATAATAGCACCAGAACCAGCAAATGGACCAACTGTTCTTGATAAAGACGCTGTATCCTGGAAACCAGCAATAGTTGCAGTGGTATCTACTTTAGGTCTGAAATCTAAAATATTTTTAAGATTGACAATACCATAAACAGATGAATTGAACGATGGAATTTCATCTTCCGTCACACCAGCTTCATGAATATAACTATCAACTGTACAGAAATCTCCAACAGAATGCTCGAAGTAATCGAAAGCAATTAGAAGTTGTCCAGTAGTCTGTTCATATCCTGGTTTTAGAACTAATCTAGAAACATCATAAACAGTGTCTCTTTGACCATCATCAAATGTAAATCTATCTGTGACATCAGAACCAGAAATTAACTCTCCAGCAGAGTTTGCTTGGGGTGGTTGAGTAGCACTACCTTCATAAACATATCTAAGTTTGTAAGCATCAGAATATGAAAGTGTTTCAACAACTTCATTATCGTAATTAACACCTCTAAATGGAATTACTCTATCACCACTAGAAGTAATTACAATTCTTCTATTTTCTACAGAAGTTTTTAATCTTGGTTTTGCATTTTCTACTTCTAATGTAGCAGTCAGTTTTAACTTTGGATAAGTTCCATTTGATGGAATTGTTCCAAAATATGTTGTTGGCAATTTTAAACTAATACTTCCAGCAATAAGTCCACTACTAGTATCAGTAGATGAACTAATTTCTACTGCATCCTTATTAATATAAACAATATCTCCAATGTTTACAACAGNAGAATCGCCGGGATCTAGAACAGTAATAATATAATTTTTTTCAGTGAAAGCAGCAAATCTTTGTGTGCCAAATGGCAACTGAGCAGCAAAGGTAATAATGCCACCACCAGTAGATGCAGTAGTTACAAAATCTCTGCGGAAGAAATACTTAATCTTAGTTTCCTCTGGTGTTGCAGCAATCTGCTTAATTTGATTGCTTCCAGTTGGATAAATTAAAGTTCCTTGGTTTGCACTATCTACTCTAGGACGCAAACGTACAATGCTAGTATTAACAACATCACCAGGAAGCATTGTATCCAAATAGATTCTGGTCTTAAATGCTCCTTGTTTTACTGTTGCATATTGGATAGTTGAACGTACTAAATTGTTATCTTCATCAGAGAACTGAATGATATCACCCTGCTGCAGTACATTACTAGCATCTGCATTAAAACTAGTGGATTCAATAAAATTATATCCTTTAGATCCAAAGAAAGTAAAATCAGTAATAGATTTAATTTCTGCAAATTCTGAATCATCAACTACAACATCTGCAGTAAATACGTTTTCTCCAGCAGATCCATACTTAGCAGAAACTGATTTTACATTTTGTGGAGTATATGTTGTTACTGCATTTCTAGTCAACACTGCTAAAATAACTGCACCTTGAGCGGGTGTTGCAGAACCATCAGGTTGTTTTACAGTTATTGACGGTGGTTGTGCATACTCTGTTGATAGAGCAGACTTATTTTTAACTTCTGCTCTATAGAAAGCACCGCTGTTTAATCTTGCTAGATCGACAACAGAGTTATCATACTCAACGCCATTAACTACAATATTTGAATTGTCTGCATATCCCAAACCAGGATTGGTTACAATAAAATGGGATACTGTATTATCTTTTGCAATTTTAACTACATTTCCACCTTCATCCTTAATAGATTCTCCTGACTGAAATTTACCAGATAGAGTTTTTATGAACAAAAGTTTTCCTACGGAATATACTCCAGAAGGACTACCTTCAACAACTCCATATGCTCCAGATTTTAAACCAAATACATATTTACCAATTTCAAATGCTCCTGCTGCAGGAATGGTATCTAATAAAATTTTGGTAAAAAATTCTGGATCAAAATAAGATAATCCAAATGTTGCATTGTAAGTTGTTGATCCATCAGATTGACGACCCTGTGATAAAATAATATCAGAGTCATTATTAAATCCTGATCCTGTTTTCTTAAGAGCAAAATTATTTGGTTTTGCTCTACCAATAACAGGTGTAATTGTTTCACTGTAATCTACAATAAAACCTAGTTCGTTAGAATCAGAAGATGCATCCGAATTAGCAATAAATATTTTCCTTTGGTAATTTGAGTCTCCTAAATCATACTCAAGAAATAATAAATCTAGATCATCTTTCTTACCAAGAATTGTTAATTCTAGAAATTTAACGGAGTCATTTGCATTAATTAATGGTTTGTTTACTTTTGCAAAAGCAAGTCCTTTTACGGATGAAACAGAAGTTGCAGCACCAGAATCATTTCTAGTTTTAATAAAATGAACTTCTCCAAGTAAAGTATCAAAGTTTGCATCTGTAATACTTGAAAGTGGTTGGGTAGTATTAGTTACTTCAACAACAATAGTTTTTACAGCATCATCAGAACTAAAAACTTTTCCTCTTCTATCTGTGGTTTGTCTATGATCAGTAGGAAGTTCCGAGTCTCCTAATCCTACAGACCCATCATTAAATGTGGAATATAAGTTAATATATGGATATGCAGTAAGCTCTGCTCCTTCTTTGTTGAGGGGAACACTACCATATACATTAGTAATATTTAAAGTCGGCAAAGACTTGGTTTTCAATCTGATATTATCACTAGTAAGACTTGCTCTTGCCTTATTAATTTCTAGATACTTAGTTTCTTTATTGACAATTTCATATCCTTTGATGTATGCTTTGCCTGCGCTGACACTAGCTAACATCTTTCTTGATGCTTCTCCCTCAGTTAGACCATTGTAAAGTCCAAACGCATCTGCTTTATAAAGTCCACCGTTTCTATTTTTCTGTGCATATTCTCTGACATCAATATCAAAGTTGCCAACAACATAATCTCCACTCTCGTCAAACGTTCTACGCGCAAGAGTTTGTTCAATTAAACTATAATTAGTTGGCGATACCTTTCTTTGTACTGCACCTCTTAACGTAGTGAGTAGTTGAATGAAATTTTTATCTGTAGTTTGATTTAATTCAAACTTAACCAATTTCAATGAAATTTTTAATCTATGTGCTCCTGGAGCAGTGTAATTAGAAGACCCGATAGAATTATCATAAAGACTAGCATCTTCCTCTGGAGTGATAATTTCTTCTTGAATTTTAAATCCTACTTTTGAAGAAGGACTATCATAGTAATCATCAATTACTAGAATTTCTTTGTTGCATCTTACAAAATAACCATTTACAAAATAGATACCTTCTTCTACCTCCACAGCAGAAGCAAATCCCATTGTAGGACTTTCAATTGAAGTTATGTCTCCAGTATCTGGATTTGTAAGTTGAATACTGGTAGGAAGTACACTACCGTCAGTTCCAACAACCAATAATGGAGTATTGATACCATCAACAACTTCTAAGGTTTCTCCTTGACGAAATTTTGATTCATTGTTAGAATTACCACTATTTAAATAATTTACATAAACAGTGTCGGCAGTAGTTTCTGTTGCTAACTTTGTTTCTAGAACAGCAGAAATTACTCCCGAATTTAATCCGCGTAATTGTCTGCCAATTAGTTGACTAATATCGTATTTTTTGTATACAATATCTCCATCTTCTTCAACAGCAACTTCTGATACAGAAGATAACTTAACGTAATCTAATTTTGTGTTAAGTCCAACTTCTCCAGGTACAACCAAGTCTCCTTGTTTGAAAGCATACTT